AACCGAACGACATCAGCGGCAAGCGACGTTGCCAGTGTTGCTGTTAGTGGATTGGTCAACGCAACAGCAGGCACCGACTTCGATGTCTATGCTCATCTCGGCGCAGCCACCACCATCACGATCAAGGACATGGTTTTGACCGTTGTCCGAGTAGGTTAAGCCATGACAACCACACCCAAGTTCGGCATCCCCGACCTATCGGATCAGCAAGCCAACGCGGAGACAACGCACAACGATGCGATCAGGCTGCTCGAAGCAATGGCAAGCCGCGCAGTCATCGATCGCGACCTGTCTGCACCTCCAGGTAGCCCGACTGACGGCGACACCTACATCGTCAAGGCTGCTGGCTCTGGCGACTGGGCTTCACAAGACAACAAGATCGCCGTCTACATTACCGACGCTTGGAAGTTCATCACGCAGGCCGAGGGCAACTCGGTCTACTTGCAGGACGAGAACGTCGATGTGCTGTGGAACGGTAGCGCGTGGATTGCATACGGCGGCCTCCAGACGCTGACAGATGCAGCGACTGTCGCATGGGATGCTGGCAAGGGCACCAACGCGAAGGTCACGCTGACAGCAAGCCGCACCATCGGCGCACCGACCAATCTGCACACCGGGTGGATCTACACGATCCAGGTGATTCAACCCGGCGCAGGCGAAGAGGGCTACTCACGCGCCACGATCACCTGGAACGCGATCTACAACTTCACGGGTGGGTCAGCCAGCAGCAGCAACGGAGCGGATCTGGTGGACATGTGGACGTTCGTTTACGACGGCACTAAGCTGCAAGAGATTAGCGAACAGCTAGCACTGGCGTGACATGACTGATGAGAACAACGGATGGCGTGAATACCAGAAGCTCGTGCTGAATGAGCTTCGCCGGTTGGACGACAGTGTTGAGAAGCTAGCGACACGGCTGGACAACAGCATCGAGAAGATCGGGATTCGTGTGGACCGAGTGACCAAGCACGAGCGCGGCAACCGGCAGCAAGTCGAGATGGGGTTGTCGGATGAGTTGCAGCGACTCGCCCTGGAGGTGCATGGCCTCAAGATCAAGGCAGGCGTGTGGGGTTTGATCGGTGGCTTGCTCCCCGTTCTGGCCGCGCTGGTGCTGAAGGGTATCTAGTCATCCATCAGCGCAGCCGCGAACCGTCGCATGTCATCAGCGCGAAGGGTCACTAGCCACTCGCCATTGTTGCGACGGTGCGCGACGTAGGGCACGGCTGCGCCTGCATCTGTCTGTGCTTGCAGGATCGCATCGTGGATGTTGAGCTTCTCGACGCGCTTGACTTCAGGGTGCGTGCCAGGGATGCCGTCAGCTACGTCAGGCGAGTCAGGCGAGCCGCTGTATTGCTGACCGCGCCGCGCATGCTCGTATCCGATGGCACGAAGGTAACGCGCCCACTCGCGCTCGCCCCTGGCACCTTTGGCTCTGCTGTTGGTCATGTCTCCGAGTATGGGTCGAACGTCATCTCGTGAACAGCCGGGCACTCGCAATCGTGCGTGTGCTGATCGTGCAGTCGGCACCAGAACAGAGGGCAGTGGTCACAGAGCACCCACCGCGCACGCTTATCTGCGCTTGGCCTTCTGACACGGCTGTCATCTGGTTGACTTTCGGCTCGGTCTGGATTCATGCTTGGCCCGTCATGCTGGTGTCTGTACGTACGTGTACAGTCTAGTCGCTCATGGGGATGGCTAGCCATCAGACACAAGGACAGACAATGGACACAGGCAAGCAGTGGCATCGCGGTGGCGCAGCCAAGAGCATCGGCGAGATCGTGCAGCGGCTCACGCACAGCGTTGCGCCATCGACTGCGGCGCGTAGTGGTGACGGCTCTGTCGAGCGCGTGCGTGCGTTCTTGGCAGATGACATCGGTCTGCGCCAGCTTGGCGGCATGACTTCGTTCGCTGCTGTCGATCGCTTGCTGGTGGTGGCTGGCTTCGCAGACAAAGCTCGGAACCAGCGACTGCGGTGGGCGCAGTTGCTTGCGTTCAGGCTGGGCTGCGATGCGCCTGCTGTGCTGCTGGCGATCCTTGCCGACGTAGTAGCTGACGGCACGGCCATATCAGTCGGCGCATGCCTGGGGCATCGCTTGCGTCGGATCGCGGCGGGGCACGCACGGGACGCGTTTTCGGGCGCGGCACCCGACAATCTGCTGGGTTTTTTGGATCAGGCATTCAGAAACCCGAAGCCGTAACCCATTGGATTCATGGGCGTTTAGGTGGTCGCGCTCAAGTTCCCCCAGGTAAAGTGCCGAAATACACAGAGCGCAGGCTGGACGGCGTTGGTCATCCATGCGACAGTTGCGTCAGCAAGCCAAGGCACTTTCGCCAAGGCCAGACACTCAGGACACGAACCATGACCAACGCCATCTACTCCGCTTCGCACTGCATCTTCGCTTCCCTCATCATCAACCGCGTAATCCACTGGCGTGCCGTCGAGCTTGTCGAAGAATGCGATTACGAGCTTGGCCGTGGCCTTCGTCGCGCTCAGATTCGCCCCGACTTGCACACTCCCGGCATGATCAGCACCGAGAACAACTACTGGGGTCTGTGCCCAGCCCTCGCGGTTGATCCGGCAAACGTCGCACGCCGCAAGGCCGCAGCTGAAGAGTTCGCTGCGCTCGGCATCTTCTAATGCCTCACGGAGGTCCGGTGCTACTTCGCATCGCTGACGATGACCGCAGTAACGGTCGAAACCTCAACCACGACACTCAGGACACAAAGATGAAGACGCAAGACATCACGATCACGATCGCCGCCTACCTCGCCGCCAACAAGAACCTGATGATCCTCGGCACGCCCGGCATGGGCAAGAGCGCGATGATCGTCGAAGGCATCGAGCAGGCTGGCCTCTCGCACTGCATCATCAACGGGGCTATCTGCGACCCGCTCGACTCGAAGGGTGCGCTCTTCGTTGACCGCGAAGCACGCCAAGCACACTACGCACCGATCGGTGTGCTGAACGACATCCTCGAAGGCAAGGTTGACGTTGTCGTGCTCGATGACCTCACGCAGTCACCGATGGCGATGCAGAACGCATTCATGCAGTGGGTGCAGGCTCGCATGATCGGCGACCGCAAGATCCCCGACCACGTTCGCTTCGTTGCCGCTGGCAACCGTCCAGAAGACCGCGCTGGCGTGCAGCAGATGAGCGCAGCCCTTTCCGACCGCTTCACCATCATCCACGGCGAGCCGGATCACCAAGCCTGGGTCGCCTGGGCGATCAGCGCAGACCTCGACCCGCGCATCATCAGCTTCGTCGCCCGCAAGAATGGCGACGGCTTCTGTGACCAGGGCGTGCCGAAGACGTTCGGACAAGCAGTGCCGACCGCTCGCGGCTACGAGCGTTGCAGTGACATCCTCGCGATGGAGATGCCAGCCAATGTGCAGCGCGAATGCTTCGTTGGCGCGATCGGTGAAGGCTTCACCTGCGAACTGATGGGCCACCTCGCGGTGTGCGACTCGCTGCCAGACTACAACGACATCCTCGACAACCCAGAAGCCGCCGACATCCCGACCGGGGCCAACGTGCTGTTCGCCCTCAGCAACGCTCTGCTCCGCGCTGTGCTGGCCGACGACGCTCGCAGCCAGTCAGCGTTCCGCTACCTGGAGCGCATGTGCGAAGACGGTCAACTGGAGATCGCGACGTTCGCCATCCAGACGATCCAGCAAGTCGATCAACTGACCGCCAAGAAGACCGGCAAGAAGGCCAATCACCTGACGGGCGCAGCGTTCAACTCGCTGATTCTCAACCACATCAAGCACATGTTGCACGGCGAGTAGTCGCGCAGCCTTCCCCGAACCAACCCAACCAAGACACTCAGGACACAGACCGATGACCAACACGACGAACCCAATCATCTCGACCTACGCCAGCAACGCCCTTCTGACTACGCTTCGCAAGAGCGAGTGGACCGGCAAGATCAAGGCGAGCGACCTCGACAGCAAGATCGCCATCGACAACAACACGCAGGGCAAGAGCACCAAGACCGACAAGTTCCTGATCGCACAGGACGAGCCGCTTTGGAAGGCAGTCAAGAAAGCTGGCCGCGACCTGCACACCACATGGGAGATGTGGAGCACGCCATGGCAAGACGGCGGCACGCGGATGATCGCAAGCGCAGCGTTCCTGGACTTCTCGCAGCGACTCGAAGCGAAGGTCGAGGGCTTCCGCGCTGCCGTCCTCGCATTCGTCGCAGACTACGAGGAGATGATCCCGCGCCAAGCGACTCGCCTCGGCAATCTGTTCGACGCAGCGAACTACCCGACCGCAGACGAGATCGCCGAGAAGTTCGGTGTGGCGATCGACTACCTGCCAGTGCCGACCGCTGGCGACTTTCGCGTGACGCTCGCCGACGATCAGATGGCGGCGGTGCAGGCAAGCACGCAGCGCATGGTTGAGGCCGCGCTGGCTCGCGCTGCCAAGGATCCGATCAAGCGTCTGCACAAGGCAGTCAGCAAGATGGTCGCCACGTTGTCGCAGCCGAACGCGATCTTCCGCGACACCATGGTCACCAACATCAGATCGCTGACCGCGATGATGCCGTCGCTCAACATCGCCAACGACCCGAAGCTGGACGCGCTGACTGACGAGATCCAGCAGACGCTGGGCAGCATCGACCCGACCGAGTTGCGCGACCCGACCTGGAAGCAGGGCGGCTGTGCAGCACACGACCGCTCGGTGGCTGCTCAGGCCAAGCGTCAGGACGCAAAGGCTAAGGCGGCTGACATCCTTGCCAAGATGGACGGGCTGCTGCTGTAAGGCCGCCCAGGCGGCCTGCGGGGCTGGCTATCCGCCCCCGTTTCATGGGAATACTTCAGTTACCCTGGGGAAAGGGCCGAAATACATAGGACGCAGGCTTGACTGGGGCTGGCCAGACCCTACTCTGGGGAAGCGCAATACCGCGCAAGACACCAGGACACGACCATGACACTCACGCCAACCACCACCGACTGCCAGTGCTGCAAGCAGCCTCGCCGCCACATCGACAAGCGTCGGTTCACCTGCCGCACCTGCGGCGACAAGATCCATTCCTGCTGCGCGTTGGATGGAACGGCTAACGACGCTACCTGCAAGCCGTGCGCTCAACAGGCGCGTGATGCCATGAGGGCTGACAAGCGGCGCAGCCACACCTGCGCGGTATGCGACAAGCGAGTCACGCACTGGCACGTATTCACCGGCCAAGGCTGCGCCGGACGATCAATCTAACCCAACCCCAGACACGAGGACACTGACATGACACTCACGACACAAGACCAACAAAGCGAAGCCGCCAAGCTCCGCATTCGCCGCCATCGCGCACGCCTGCTGATGCAGCATCCCTGGTATGGCAGCATCGGCTGCGAGCTAGAGCTTGAGATCGACCCGACATGCCAGACGGCATGGACGAACGGCAAGGCCATCGGCTTCAACCCCGACTTCGCGATGTCGCTTCCGACCAAGCATCTCAGCGGCGTGATCGCTCACGAGATCCTGCACGTTGCGATGAGGCACAACTACCGTCGCGCCAACCGCGACCAGAGCATGTGGAACATCGCCTGCGACTACGCGATCAACGGCGTGCTGATCGCAGACGGCTTTGAGCTTCCTGCCGACGCGCTGCTTGAGGATCGCTACAAGGGCATGAGCAGCGAAAGCATCTACGCATCGATGGTTGCCGAGCAGCAGCAAGAAGAGCAGCAAGGCGACGGCGACGAGTCGAGCGACGGCGATGAGTCGAGCGATGAGTCGAGCGATGAGCAGTCAAGCGATGAAGGCGAAGGCGAAGGCGAAGGCGAAGGCGAAGAGCAGCAAGACGGCGCAGGTGAAGGTGACGCAGGCCAAGCTGGCGAGGGCACCGAGAGTGGCTCCCAGTCAGAAGACCAAAGCAAGCCAGCCCCTGGCGAGGTGCGTGACGCGCCTGCTGACGCACCCGCCGAGGAAGACTGGAAGACCAAGGTCGTGCAAGCCGCCAAGCTGGCGCAGAACCTTGCTTCGCATGGCACCGAGGACAGCGCGGCAATGGATCGCGCAGTTGCTGATGCCAAGCAGGCGCAGGTCAACTGGAAGGACATGTTGCAGCAGTTCCTGACGCAGACCGTTCGCACTGACTTCGACTGGTCGCGCCCGTCTCGCCGCCATCTGCACACCGACATCCACATGCCCAGCTTGAGCAGCGAAGGCGCAGGCACGATCGCGGTCGCCATCGACACGAGCGGCAGCATCGACACGCTGGCCTTGGAGGTCTTCGTTGGCGAGCTTCAAGGTGTAGTCGATCAGGTGAACCCCGAGCGCGTCATCGTCTGGTGCGTCGATACGCGAGTCCGCAACGAGCAGGTCTTTGAGCGTGGCGACTTGATCCAGCCGACTATCGTCGGCGGCGGCGGCACCCGCTTCGAGCCTGCATTCGAGGCTGCCGCCAAGAGCGACGAGGACATCGCCTGCTTGATCTACTTCACGGATGGCTATGCAACGCCGCCCAAGCAGATCCCGGCCACACCGACGCTCTGGGCCATCACAACGCCCGAGCGCAACCTGGGCGAATACTACGTTCCGAAGTTCGGCGACATCGCATACCTGGAGATGAACTGATGAGTGAGGCAGCAAGAGATCGGCAGACTTTGTCGGGCGCACCATGGGCCGACCGCAACTGGCGGCGGCACCCAAAAGGTTGCTGTAAGCGCGTGGTCAACCAAACGGCGTATGACACACGCGACCTAACCAAGTTGATTGGTGGCGCGTTCACAGCCAGCAAGCGGAAGCAGACCGGCGGCTATCAGGTTCGCGTCTACTACTCGCGCACCAGTGAGGCGCATGGTCGTCTAGCGACCTTACATCACTTCCGTTGGGAGGGTAAGCCGAGGAATCACTGGCTAATTGAGCTAGCGGTAACAAAGAACGCCAAGTCTGCCGACATCAATCACTACGCAGGTATCCTGATGTCGCTGCTCTCGAAGCTGGCGAACAGCCAGTCGTGGTGGCAACACGACACTCGATGGAGCGACGACATGCGCCTAGAATCTGTGCCACCTAAGCCGAAGCCAACGATGGCAGAGCGAGTCTCGCAACGTGCGGTTCATGCTGGCAAGATGCTAGAACGTGCAGAGCGTGACTTGGCGCGTGCGAACGCTCGCGTGATCAAGTGGTCTGCCAAGGTTAAGTACTACGACAAGCAAGAGGCGAAGCGATGACGCGATACAAGATCAGGCGAGACAGGCACAAGCCGCTCGCGTTCTCTGGCGAGTTGCTGGCCGAAGTCAGCACGCGCCACAAGCGCGAGCGATGGACCGAGCTTCGGCTTTATCAGACACAGGCATCAACGCTCAACGGCGAAGAGGTTGAGACACTCGGCAGCTACACGCCGAGCGCAGGCAGCTATGTCTGCGAGCAGATCGGTCGCAGCAGCGTGGACGGCGAGATCGATCGCTGCAAGGCTTGGCCTTGCCGCACGCTGATGGACATCAAGGAAGCACTGGGGGATGGTCCTCTGGCGCAGCAGCTTTATTTGGAGGCTGGTCTATATGGCGCGGAAAGCGTCGAGCCTCACAACACCAAGGAGTAGAGAGATGGGAACGATCACATTCAGCAGGTTACGAGACTCGGAAGATTGGGGCCTGCGAGGCACCAAGGAATCGTCAGAGGATCAGCCGCCCGAAGAGGGCGGCATGGTGACCGTGACGAAGAAGAGCGGCGAGCAGCAAGAGGTGCAGATGGGTCGCGTTGTCGCTCAGGGTGACGACTGGTGGCTTGCAACGTCTGGGGCCAGCAACAACACGGCGACATGTCGATCGTGCGCCTGCGACTCGTGCGTGAGTCTTATGGCGAAGGTTAAACGATTGGTTGCTGGGATGGATGACCAAGTGGTTGCAGCCATCCCCGAAGGTCATCCGAAGCCTAACCTGGAGAGCAGCAACTACACCGAGCGCAGGTTGGCACGCGAAGCCGAAGAGGACAAGTTGGCAACTGAAGCCAGCGCAACTGAAGCCAGCGCAACGGAGGCGAACGAGGAGAACCCATGGACATGAAGTCGTGCGACGTTTGTGGCGAGCGCGTCCCGCATGTAGTTGAGACTCATGTTGCCAGCGCAAGCGGCGGCATGGGCGAGTTTGTGACGCACTGCGTCGATTGCAACCCAAGGACGAACCGATGATGACGGACGAGAATGAAGATCTACCGCTTGTGAAGGGCGGTCAGGGTAGGTCAGGAGATGAGGCTATGGCTAGCGCGATGGTCATCGTCTGGCTGCTGGCTGGTTTGTCGGGCGCAATCGGCGCACTTGCCATTGGAGCGTGCTGGTGAAGTGCATCACTGGAAGACTCGATGATCTAGAGCGGCGCATGGATCAGCTTGAGCCACGGCTGGTGCCTGATCTAGTTGACATCCTGCGGTGCTTCCCAGGTGGCTTCGCATCGCTAGCAACGGCAAGCGGCTACCACCGTGAGACGATCTACCAATTCAGCAGCGCGAGTCGGACGAAGAAGTTCCCGCACAAGCGAGCGGCGGCCATCGCTCGCGCATTCGGTAGCCGAAAGGCATGCGGTCAGCGCGTGACCATCGAGCTACTGCGCCAAGCCTGGATGGCGAAAAAAAACCAACCGCCCGAGGGCGTGACGGTCTAAGTCACACCCCCGTGCAGTCGGCCAAGTAGAGATGCAGCCCAGGCTGCCGAATCAATCACCAGAAAACAAGGAGAGACAGATGAGCAAAGTAGAGAGACAAGCCAACGCAGAGGCGGCGGCGCATGATCACACTGGTCGCATTGGTGCCAGCCGTGCGCCAGCCATTCTCGGACTCGACCCCTACACTTCACCGTATGACGCTTGGCTGGAGATCAAGGGCGAGCGCGAAGACGATGGCACGCTGCATGAGGCAGCGCACTGGGGCACGGTGCTCGAAGACATCGTCGTGCGTCAGGGCTACGAGCCGCGCACCGGCATGAAGACGCAGCGCGTGAACCAGACGCTTCGCCATCCAGACGCGCCGTTCATCACTTGCCACCTCGACCGGCGTGTGATTCCAACCAGCACGCAGGCCACTGTGCAGGTGAAGTGCCGCGATCGGTTTGTCCGCGACAAGTGGGGCGCAGCTAACACCTCAGACATCCCCAGCAAGGAAGCCGCGCAAGGCATGGTTGAGATTGAGATCGCGAACGCTGTGCTTCCTGGTGGAGTGACACGCGAAGACTTCGCAGTGCTGTTCGGCGGCAACACCTTCGAGATATTCCCTCTGCATCGAGACGAGAAGCACGGCCCTGAGATCATCGAGGTGCTCGCTCACTGGTGGCATGTTCATATCGATGGTGATCGTGCGCCTGATGCGGAGACGATGCGCGACTGCCAGAAGAAGTGGAGCAAGCCAGTCGGCGATCATCGCGAGCTAACACTGGAGACGAAGGAGTTGCTCGCTGCATTCATCACGGCAGAAGAGTCTGGCAAGTCGGCAGACGGCATCAAGCAAGACGCGAGGCTTGGCTTGATGAAGGCCATCGGCGATCACCAATGTCTGACCGCAGAAGGCAAGCCGATCGTGTCGTGGCGAATGGTCAAGGCCTTTGACAGTGAAGCATTCCTACGTGAGCAGAGCGAGATAGCCAAGCAGTGCTCGAAGCTCGACTTGGCTTCGCTCAAAACTGAACACCCGAAACTGCATGAGCTATACCTTCGCAAGGAGAAGCGTGGCAACATGACAGTCAACCGCAACGCAGCCAGAAGGCTGCTCAACAAGTAGAGAGACAGATGGCAGAACAACAACTTCAACAACGCAGCAAGTCGCTGCTCAATATCAGTTCGATCGATGATGCCATTCGTGCATCGGAGATCCTCAGCAAGTCGGGCCTTGTGCCGGACAAGTTCAAAGGCAAGCCAGCCGACATCCTGGTCGCGATGCAATGGGGCGCAGAGCTTGGCAGCGTGCAGCCATTGCAGGCACTGAACGGCATCGCAGTCGTGAACGGCACGCCATCCATCTATGGCGACTTAGGCAAGGCACTGGTGCTGCGAGAGCATGACCTTGCCAACTTCGTTCTGGAGACTAGCGGCGAAGGTCGAGACATGGCTGCCGTCTGCGAGATCGGTCGCCAGAAACCGAACGGACGGATCAACGTCAAGCGCACGTTCACCATGCAGGACGCAGAGCGTGCTGGCTTGGGCAGTCGCGGTCCCTGGAAGCAATACCCCGCACGCATGCTGATGTGGCGAGCGTTCTGGCTTGCTGCTCGCGACATCTATGCCGATGTGCTGTCTGGCTTGCAAGGCGCGGAAGAGCTTGAGGACTTGCCGCATGAGATCAAGGCGCAGAAGGCGAAGCCTGCTAGGCCACCAGCGGTCGAACGTGTTGCTGCTGCATTCAGCAAGGTGAAGGCGATCGAACCCGTCGCGCCGATGGTGGTGGTTCGCGAGGACGATGATGAGATGGTGGTGGTTCGGGACGATGGTGAGTCCCCGCCGCCGCATCAAGAGCCAGTGGTTGTCGATGCGTGGCGAGCGTTCTGGCTTGCGAAAAGTGCAGACACTAAGACTGCGAGATTCACTGACGCTGAGTCTTACGACTTGATGATGAAGTCGAAGACCATCAGCTTGAGCGGTATGACAAAAGCCGAACTGGTGACGAGGATTGGGCAGATGAAGCAGACGCTGAGTTTGTCGATGCCGCAGTTCATCGAGATCGCGAAGAGCGGCGCGGGCCTTGACTACGACGGAGGTAACCCGGCTGCACTGTCATCGCAGAATCTGAAGGATCTACACCTCGCCCTGGAGCATGTCGGGCATGCGCGTGCCCACATAGGAGTCACTCCGCCACCACCACTGGAGCCGCTCCCTTTCTAATGGGAGCCTTCCACAAACGTGCAGCGGCAAGGTCTACCGATCCCACTACATCGCACGACGCAGCCGAAGCCATGGCTGCCAAGGTTGGCCGCATGGAGCGCATCGTCCTCGATGCGTTCCGCGACATGGGCAACGCTGCAACGGCATACCAGATCGTGGTAGCCGTGCAGCGCAACCATCCAGCCATCGACAGCAACACGATCACGCCACGACTCAAGCCTATGGAGCGAAAGGGTTTGATCGCACGCACCAACCTCAAAGGCCCAGGTCGCGGCGGGATGCGCTCGCAGATCATCTGGCGGCTCGTCTGATTGTTTGCGTGTCGCTGCTGTGCGTGGCATGATTCACGCATGGCAGCGACAGCAATGGAGGCGATGCGGCAAAGCTGCATCCGGCTTGTTGAGGCAGTAGACAAAGCCTGTCGCCTCGCTGACGCGAAGAGCGGTGAAGACCGAGGCACGCTATTCGATAGCGCAGTCGAGCGCACGATGAGTGAACTGGCAGCATTGCCAGCGATCCATCGGTTGCGCGGTCGCGTGCGCGAGGCTGGACCCTCAGAGGTGATCGCCGCGATGACTGCATTGTCAGTGCTGGCCGCCGACAAGAAGGGCGTGTCTCTGGTCGATTCCCTGATTGGCTCGGCGCGTTCATCAGACAAGCCAGAAGTCGCCGCCCAGCTACAGCAACTCCAGGAGAAGCTGACGCAAGAGCAGCGCAAAGAAGCACAGAAGAACTAGGACAAGGCACGATGGTTAACCAAAAGAGCAACATTACAGAAGACCTCAAGCACTTGGCACAGGGCGTAAGCGATCTTGTGCTCGACCCAGCCAACGCTCGAAAGCACAACAAGCGCAACGTCGAAGCCATCGCAGCCAGCCTGACAAAGTTCGGGCAACGCAAGCCGATCGTCGTTCAGAAGGATGGCATGGTTGTCCGCGCTGGCAACGGCACGCTTGAAGCAGCCAAGTCGCTAGGCTGGACGCATGTCGCTGCGGTCGTGCTCGACGATGACAACGCGACGGCTTCTCAATTCGCCATCGCAGACAACCGCACAGCCGAGCTTGCTGAGTGGGATGACGAGGTATTGTCATCGCTACTCAGTGATCTGGATTCGTCCGAGCAGGAAATGCTCGGGTTTGACGCTTCCGATGTCCGGTCCCTGCTCGCGTCCAGTGATCTGGTTCAGGATGACGTTCCTGGCTTGCCTGATAATCCGGTGACCAAGTCGGGCGACCTGATTGAAATGGGCGACCACCGATTGCTTTGCGGCGACTCCACAAGCAGTGCGGATGTCGCTAGGTTGCTAGATGGCGCAGAGCCGTTCCTCATGGTTACCGATCCCCCATACGGAGTTGAGTACGATCCGAAATGGAGGCAAGAGGCTGGCGTTAGCAGTGGTGGCAGCACAGGGGTCGTGCTCAACGATGAGAGGGCAGACTGGACTGAGGCTTGGCGGTTGTTCCCTGGAGTAGTTGCGTACGTATGGCACGCTGGTCGATTCGCATCGATCGTGTCTGACTCGCTTGCTGCTGCCGGTCTAGATGTCCGGTCCCAGATCATATGGGCCAAGAACAAGTTCGCCTTGTCGAGGGGCAACTACCATTGGCAGCACGAGCCATGCTTCTACTCGATGCGCGGCGAGCCAACCTTGAGCAAGGCTCAGGAGAAGGCTGTGCTGGACGAGGCTCGGTGTGCGCTTGTCGGCGGGTTGGAAGATGACCACATGCCGTGCTGGTACAGTATCCGCAAGAACACCAGTGCTCGATGGATGGGCGACCGCAAGCAGTCGACGCTCTGGGACATCCAGGTCACTGACGATAACCAAAAGAACAACCACGGCACTCAGAAGCCGATCGAATGCATGGGCAGACCCATTCGCAACCACGACACTGAGTTTGTCTACGACCCGTTCCTTGGCAGCGGCACCACACTGATTGCCGCCGAGCAGCTGGGCCGGAAGTGCTACGGCATGGAGATCAGCCCGGCCTACTGCGATGTGATCGTCAAGCGGTGGGAGAGCCTGACAGGCAAGCAGGCGGTGCGTGGCAAGTAAGCGCAAGGCAAAGGCTGCTCCTGTGGCGCGTTCTAATGGGGCCAAATCCCAGCCATCTACCAGGGCAAAGGCTGCCAAAAGAGCCAGCAGGAAGGCTCACAGGCCCACCACAGCCAAGAAGATCGGCAGGCCAACCAAGCGCACGCCAGAGGCCGAGGCCCTGATCATCAAGGCTCTGGGCGTGGGCCTGAGCTACGAGGTGGCGGCTGACTTCGCCGGGGTCCATCGCGACACGCTGCTCGACTGGCGCAGGAAGGACGAGACATTCTCGGCATCTATAAAAGGGGCGACAGCACGGGGCAAAGTCGGCGTTGCTGGCAAGCTGATGGAGTTGATCCGTGCAGGCAATGTGGCAGCCACGATATTCTGGCTGAAGACACGCACCGAGGAGTTCCGTGAGTTGAAGCAGGACCGGCAGGTGGACGCTGAGACGATCGCAGCCGATCTGGAGGCAGCCGCCAAGGCAATGCGTGGGTCTATCCAGGGGCCGCAGGATGGCTTCGCTTAGGCGTTGGTATGACAAGGCACACTATGGAGCCAGAGCCGATCACGGACCTCACAGGGCCAGCAGGAACCCCGACGCGACGATGGACCAAGCTCAAGCATCACGCAGAGCAGTGGCGGCTCTGGACTAGCAAGGCCCGGTTCCGCGTCGTGCCAGCAGGCAGGCGGTCAGGCAAGACCGAGATCGCCAAGCGGTGGGTCGTGCAGCGTGCCTGCAACCTAGCCGCCCAAGACCGCAAGTATTGCTTCGCCGCGCCCACCCGCGACCAAGCCAAGCGCATCTACTGGGCAGACCTCAAAGCACTGGTGCCGCAGGCGTGGCTGGCTGACTCTCCGCGAGAGACTGAGCTAGAACTGAAGCTGGTCAACGGCACCCGGCTGTGCGTGGTTGGCATGGACAGGCCAGAGCGCATCGAGGGTGAGCCGCTGCACGGCATCGTGCTGGACGAGTATGCCAACATGAAGCCAGAGGCGTGGACCGAGAACATCAGCCCTGCGCTCGATACACCGAACCAGCTACCGGGCTGGGCGTGGTTCATCGGCGTGCCAGAGGGACGAAACCACTACTGGGAGTTGTGGACCGAGGCACAACAGATGCGCGAGGCAGGTCAGTCGTGGGATCGGTTCCACTGGTGCTCGGCAGACATCATGTCAGCAGAGGCCATCGAGTCAGCCCGTCAACGCATGGACGAGCGCACGTTCAGGCAGGAGCTTGAGGGCAGTTTCGAGTCATACGCTGGCATGGCTTACTACGCATGGAGCGATGCCAACATTGTGCAAGGGCTGGCAGACACTTACGACCCAGATGCCGACCTGATCCTGTGCTTCGACTTCAACACCAGCCCAGGCATTGCTGTCGCATGTCAGGAGCTAGGCCGCAGACCCAACCTGCCGCGAGGCGCAACGCCAGACAGCACTGCCGTCATCGGCGAGATATGGATTCAGGAGCACAGCACAACGCCGATGGTGTGCGACAGGCTTCTCGGTGATTGGGGATACCATCGCGGTCGCGTGCTGTGTTACGGTGATGCGTCTGGTGGGGCAAAGACCACCGTCGCCGTTGCCGGTAGCGACTGGGACATCATCAAACGGAAACTCAAAGCACAGTTCGGCGACCGGCTCTCGATGCGTAACCGTCGAGCCAACCCACGAGAGCGTGCTCGACTGAACGCGGTCAACTCACGCATCGCTACATCAGATGGCATACGTCGTTTGCTCGTAGACCCGTTGGAGTGTCCGCACGTTGTCGCCGACTTCGAGCGTGTCGAGACTGCGGTTGGCGGCAAAGGCGAGATCCAGAAGGATCACGGTGGACCGCTCACTCACGTATCCGATGCGGTGGGCTACTACATTCACGACCGATACCCGGTCAACGAGAGCAAGATGATCAGCAGGAAGGTGGTGTGATATGCCGTTGTCTCAAGTAACCAGAACGACTGCCGTGGGTGCAGTATCATCAGGCCAACAAGCCCCACGAGAGGCGACAGTTGACACTGGCTCGCCCGCATACCTTCGGATGCTGCATGGGCAGCATTGGCTCGTAAGCGGGACGGAGAACGTCGGCGGCTGGGATCTGATCGATGACTTGATGGATGGCACTGAAGCCATGCGTGCAGGCCGCACCGACTACCTGCCCATGTATGAGCAGGAGGATGCGATCGACTACGACAAGCGCGTCAAGGCGACCGTGCTGCACAGTGGCTTCCAAGCCGCAGTCGAGCGCAACGCCATCAGACCGTTCGCCAAGCCAGTCGAGATCAAGCTACCCGAAGGTGTCGAGACACTGCCTGAGCCGCTTGATCGCATTGCGGTCAACGTAGACGGTGAAGGCACAGACATGACCGAGCTTGCACGCCGGTTGATGACTGACGGAGTTGCGCGTGGCTTGGCCCTTGTGCTGGTTGATCACCCGACCATCGCAGACGGCATGAACGCAGCAGACGAGGAGGAGCTTGATCTGCGTCCGCGATTCAAGCGCATCATGCCGCGCAATCTGATCGGCTGGAAAGAGACGACCAACGCAGCAGGTGATCGTGAGCTTGCCGAAGTCCGCATCATGGAGAAGCGCACCGAGTCAGTTGGCCCATGGGGTCAGGTCGATGTGCCGTGGATCAGAGTCATTCGAGCACCGCGCACGATCGCGATGCAGGACGACAACGGCGACAAGCAACTGCAAGACCTTGCTGGCGAGTGGGAATTGTGGCGGTTCAGCGAGACTGATGGCAAGTACTTGCTCGCCGATCAAGGGACGCACAGCTTCCCAGGCATCCCGTTGGTTGTCATGCAGTTCGGCGAGCAGCATGGTCTGGTCGAGTGCGTGCCACCGATGCTTGATGTGGCGCACCTCAACCTCGCGCACTGGAAGAGCAGCAGCCGCCAGACGCAATACATCGACACGATCAGGCTGGCAGTGCTGTTCGGCTCGGGCATGGGCGAAGACGAGCTAGCCAACGGCATCGTCATCGGTCCAGGTCGCCTGAACGGCAGCACCAACACAGACGCGAAGCTCGCATATGCAGAGCACAGCGGAAAGGGTGCCGAGGCTGGATGGTCTGAGCTTGATCGCCTTGAGTCCAAGATGGCAGAAGCTGGCAGCGAGCCAATGCGAACCAAGAGCGGCAACCCAACAGCGACAGGCAAGGCCATCGACGCTGCCAAGGCCAGCACTGATGTCGAGGCGTGGGTGCGGTTGCTGGAGTCTGGCTTAGAGCAGTGCTATGTGCTCGCAGCCAAGTGGCGCGGCATGGACGATGCGCTTCCAGAGGGTTGGCAGATCGACATCTGGTCCGAGTTCGCGCTGGCGATGACCAAGCTGGAAGACCTCGCTGAGATCAGGCAGCTACGTCAGCAAGGCGACCTGTCGCGCATCACTGCGATTGGTGAATACACACGGCGCGGCGTGATCAGCGACCGCATCGATCCCGAGGAAGAGTCCGAGCGCGTTGATGCTGAGATGCTCGCTTCGGCTGAGGCGTTTGGCCTTGAGTCTGACGCTGATGATGACGAAGGCCAAGACCCGCAAGGCGAGACTGAGCAGGACGAGGACGAGTAGCCAGTGGCATCAGTCAACGCCTTGTTCGCTGATGACTGGATTCGGCACGCCGTTCTGCTTGAGCAGTTCAAGAACGGCGAGATCAAACGACTGATGGCGTTCCTCAACAAGGAGGTGATGCCATCGATCATCGCCAAGGCAGACAAGATCGCGACCCGCTATCAGAAGATGGGCTACAGCAAGCTAGCCATCGCTCGCAGGCGCAAGGCTTTGATGAAGCAGTTGCGTGGCATGGAGGCGGTGGTGAAGGGCGGCACCGAGCTACTAAGCGCAAGGCTTAACGGCACCATGAGCACGCTCGCAAAGAGCGAGGCCAACTGGGCCGCGCAGGCGTTGCAGCGCAGGCTTCCTCTGCGAGCTAATTACACGATGCCATCGCCGCAGTTGCTGAAGTCGGCACTCACGACGAAGCCAATGCACGGCAGGTTCCTGAAGGACTGGGCCAAGGGTGTCGGGGCTACCACGGCGACGAACGTCAACCAAGCCATCATGGTTGGTGTCGCGCAGGGCGAAGGGGTCGAGACGATCGTGCGCCGCATCAGAGGCACGGCTGCGAACGGCTTCAAGGACGGCGTGCTGCAAGCGACACGCAACGAAGCGGCGATGGTCACACGCACAGCCATCAACCACGTAGGTCAACATGCACGCGAGGCAGTGTTCGCTGAGAACAAGGACGTAGTCGAGCGCGTGCAGTGGCTTGCCGTTCTCGACTCGCGCACTTCGCAGATATGCGCCAGCCTTGACTCACAGACCTACGAGGTCAACAAGGGGCCGCGCCCACCAGCGCACCCGAACTGCCGCAGCGTGATGATCCCAGTGGTCAAGCCACCGCAAGGCATACCGGGCATCGACAGCAGCAAGCTGCCAGTGGGTGAGCGTGCAGCAATGGGCGGGCCGGTTCCTGGCAACATCACGTTCGGACCATGGCTCAAGAAGCAGCCCGTCGCTGTGCAGAATCAGATTCTCGGTACGGGCAAGGCTAAGTTGTTCCGTCGCGGCAAAGTGCCGATCGAGAAGTTCACTGACATGCACTTCCATAACGCCTTGAGGCCGCGCTCGCTCGCCGAGCTTGAGGCTATCGAAGCCAAGCTGGCGGGGGTCAAGCTGCCCAAACCGAAGCCCAAGCCGAAGCCGTTTGTGCAGCCCACCCCAGCACCACCACCGCCCAAGCCGGTTCAGGTGTTCGAGCCGCCGAAGGTGGCACCAAAGGTCAGCAGTGTCGCCAGCGATCTGGGGTATCAGCCGCAGCATGTGATCGATGGGTCATGGACTCGCGTGGGGCCGCAAGCTGGCAGCAATCTCGGCGGCATGTTCACAGACCCGGCTGGCAATGCTTTCTACGTCAAGCAGGCGAAGACAGCCGATCATGCGCTCAACGAAGTTCTCGCTATCAGGCTTTACAAGAAGCTCGGCGTTGCCGTGCCTGATGTCGAGTTGGCAATGTGGAATGGCAAGCCAGCCGTGGTTTCTCGAAGGCTGCACTTGCAGTCGCCGCAGAAGGGTTCGCTCACATCATCGCTGATCCAAGAGGACTTCGCCGCCGATGCGTGGCTTGCGAACTGGGATGTCATTGGGATGCAGTTCGACAACGCGCTACTTAACGCCAGCGGCAAGGTTGTTCGCATTGACGCTGGTGGAGCCTTGAAGTTCCGAGCGCAAGGATCACCCAAAGGCACTCAGTTCGGCAACAACGTCGATGAGCTTTCAAAGCTTCGGAATCCGAACATATCACCGCAGGCGAGCCAGATATTCGGAACCATGACGGAAGAGCAGGTGATGGTCAGCATCAAGAAGCTGACTAGCGGCATCACCGAGGTGCAGATCAAAGAGGTTGTTCGATCGGTGTACGGAAGAGGCAAGGCAGCCAAAGAGATCCGCGACACTTTGATTGCTCGGCGGCGTTCGCTGAAGCATCAATCCGACCTCATGGCGAAGAAGGTCAAAGAAGAAGCTGTGGCTGCCAAGGCGAAGGCGAAGGCGGCTAAGAAGCTACAGAAGGAGATGGAGAAGGCGGGTGGCTCACGCCGGGCGTACAGAAACAAGACCGAGTTCAATGAGGCCTGGGCGAAGTGGGAGGCCACCCTAAGCAGTGAAGACCGAATGGTGCTCCGAGAATGGACTGGCGGCCAGTATGGTAAGATGCGTCAAGCGCAGGGATTCAACCCGCTCAATTCAAGCGGCAAGCCTCAGTTTTCGCCCTTAGATCGTGGCGATGCCATCCGATTCAAAGTCAAGGCTGACCGACTAACTAGAGCACTCGCCAGATCGCCGAAATACCCGCCGCGAGAGATCCACCGAGGTTACAACCTCCACAAGGAGGCATGGCAGGGTCTGGTGAAGTCGATGACGAGGGGGCAAGATTGGACGATGGAGGCGTTGGCTTCCTTCAGTGACAAGTTGCAGGTGGCAGAACAATTTGCGGCTGGTCAGTATCAGGTTTTCCTGAAAGTGAAGACATCGGCTGGATCATGGGTCAAGCCCGTATCGGTTCACATAAGCGAGCTTGAGTCGATTATGATGCAAGGCACAAAGTTCCGCGTCACAGGCTTTACCACTGAAACGATCGTCCGCACATGGGATGAGGCCAAGAGGCTCATCATCGAACTAGTAGACGCATAAGTAGACATATGACAACCAACTCACGAGACGACAAGTTCTTCGAGACTGCTGGCCTGGACTTCATCATTGGCGAAACACCCGATGAGTTCATGCCGCTCAAGATAGCCACCGATGCTGGACGCATCGCGTTCAGTGCCGGTGTGCCAATCGAGGACAACCCAGAGAATGATGAGCAGATGCGTGAGTGCTGGCGTGAAGGCTGGGGTGCCGCATCCATCTTGGCGGAAATGTAAAACACAGAGTGATAGGATGATAACCATGAAGAACCTGATCAAGTGGGCGGCTCTGGCCGCAGTTTGTTTGCTGATGACTGGCTGCGTTACAGCCACCGAAGCAACCATGGAAGTGCTCAACAAGCTGGTCGAGAACGGCACCATCACTGCCGAGCACCGCGACGAGTTGGTGAGTTCCGTTGGTAGCGGATGGGACACGCTGATGGCGCATGTCGTTGACATCGGTGCAGCGTTCCTCCTGGCTTACACTGGCGTGAACCTTCGCCGTGGTCCTGCGACACGCGAGGAGAATCTAGCCAAGGCCAAAGCCAAGGCTTCCTAACCATTGGCGTGCCTCTGGTTCGGGCTTGGCGCACTTTGCGGCGCAGTAGCCATCACGGCTTGGGCGGTGCTATCCATCTCGCGCAAAGCCCTCCACCACGTTAGACAATCGAGCAAGAGAGACAGACCATGACGATCCCGATCCATGCGGCAGACCTTGACACCATTCCCGAACCGCTTCGCGAGCACTACAAGAAGCACGAGGACGGTGGCTTCGTTCTCGACGCGCAGTCTGGTGGTGGTTTCTCCGTCGAGAAGGTGGCGGGCCTCAAGTCTGCACTGAGCGCAGCCCGTTCAGAAGCCAAAGACGCAACCACCAAGCTGGCAGCCTTTGTCGGCGACGACGGCGACCTGCTTGACGCATCAAGCGCACGCGATGCCATGGGCAAGCTGGCAGCACTAGGCGATAATGCCGACATCGAGTCGAAGGTGTCTGCTGCGGTGCAAGCCCAGGTCGATGCGATCAGCAAGAAGCACGGCAAGGAGCTTGGTGTCCGCGACGAGCGCGTGACGGGCCTGACCAAGCAGATCAGTAAGCACATCCTCGACGACGCGCTGACATCGGCCCTGATCGACACTCGGGATGGCCGCACGCAAGCCATCAACCCGAAGGTCTTGGCAGCAGCGATGCGTGACCAGCTTCGGGTGCAAGAGGCAGAGGGCAAGTGGGAGGTCCACGTTCTGGATGACCAGGGCAACCGTCGCATCTCACCGGCCAGCGGCAGCGATGCCTGGATGAACGTCGGCGAGATGGTGGACGAGGGCCGCAACGGCGACCTGAAGCCGTTCTTCCGCGCATCGAGTGTTGCTGGCACTGGCGGCATTGACGGGCGCACAGGCGAAGCTGGCGGCTCTGCTGGTGCTGCTGGCCTGAACGGCTTGTCGCCGACTCAACGGCTCAAGCAGTATTACGAAGCCAGCCATCCCAAGTCGTAAGGGAAAGACGGCCCGACTGCGGCGCGTTTGTTGGGAGGGAACCGCAGCCGGGCCTGTAGCAGCCAATCGCTAGGCACCTGTCCTGCTCAACGGCTACTCCGGTCAAATGGGCTAGCCATCAAGTGAGCGTCCCAGGACAGGGATGGCTACCACTGGCATGTACAATGTACGCGGCGACTGGCCCTGGCAAAGTCATTCCAGAAAACTGCCGGACAAAGTAGTCGATCGCCCGTAGTCAACCCGAGCCAAGCCGCTTAGGTCATCTGACGCAGGGCATTGACAGTAGACCAGTGCTGTGCGACCATCACCATTGACTGTTGGCCCGAGCGGGATGCTAGGCCAGCAACGCAACGATCGGTCTTCTGTCGGCGGGATGCCACAGAGCGCGGGATGCGCCACACCGAGCACTTCAACCTGCTCTGCGCTGGCTTCCCCGGTGAGAGCCTCACACCCTAACCAATCGAGGAGCCACCATGGCTTTGACTCTATTAGAAGCGGCGAAGCTGGTGTCCGGCAACGTCCAACGTGCCGGGATCATCGAGCTATTCGCTCGCAGCAGCGACATCCTCGCTGCACTCCCGTTTGATGACATTCCCGGCGGATCGCTAACCTACAACCAAGAAGGTGCGCTGCCCGGCGTTGCTTTCCGTGGCGTTAACGAAGGCTATTCCGAAGGCGTGGGCGTGATCAATCCGGTCACCGAAGTGCTGACGATCGCAGGTGGCGACATGGACGTAGACCGTTCACTGATCCGCACCCGTGGCCCTGGCATCCGTGCTGTGCATGAGGCCATGAAGGTCAAGGCACTCGCGCAACAGTGGCACCTCAAGTTCATCAAGGGTGACTCGTTCACCAGTCCAAAGGAGTTCGATGGCTTGCAGTCGCGCCTGACTGGCACGCAGTTGGTGATCAACGCTGCCGGTAGCGGTGGCGGCGTATTGAGCCTTGCCAAGCTCGACGAAGCGATCGACGCGGTGGACGAGCCGACGCACTTGATCATGTCGAAGGCAATGCGGCGCAGGTTTATCACCGCGCAGCGAACGGCTTCTGTGGCTGGCTACGTCACGTTCGACAAGAACGAGATGGGCATGCCGATGACCCGCTACAACGACTTGCCAATCCTGATCGCTGACAGCAGCGACATCGCAAGCAGCTACGCTGGTCTAGCCTTCAACGAAGTGGCTAGCGGCGGCGGCGGCGCAGTCACGACATCGATCTACGTCGCTTCATTGCGCGAGGGGATGCTGACCGGCATCCAGAACGGTGGCATCGAGGTTATGAATCTCGGCCAACAAGACAGCAAGCCAGTCATGCGAACTCGCATCGAGTGGTTGTCCGGCATCGCTTTGATGCACCCGCGTGCGGCTTGCCGCCTACGCGACATCACCGACGCGGCCATCGCGGTCTAACAGGAGAAGAAACTCATGGGACTTACTAGAACCTTTCCGATCGATACCGCGCTCCAGCTTGAGCCGGGTTTGGCTGCAATCGAGGCCACCGAAGTCAACACGAATACGGCTGGTGCTGCTTACCTCGATCTCGGGGATGGCCTTTGCCATGGTGCATTGGTTGTCTATCTGACATCCATTTCGGTTGCTGCTGGCGACGGCTACGAACTGGAGTTGCAGGGCGGCGTAGACACAGCCTTCTCGGCTGCGACCAACACCATCCTTGCCTACAAGCACATGGGCATTGGCGCATTGACGGGTGCCACCCCTGGCGACACCACGACAGCCACTACGACTGGCGTGTACTACATGCCCTTCGTGAACGAAACCAACGGCACCACGTATCGCTACGTGCGCCTGAAGGTCACGATGACCGCGACGGGATCGGAGTCGATCACGTACTCGGCATACCTTTCGACGCAGCGCACGATGGGCTGATGGATCAGGCTGGCGGCAACTCAGTCGCCAGCCATTCACTCTTGAGACAGGACAGAAGGACAGATGAATAAAGACGTAAGCGAAGTGAGTATCTCAACGCATCAGCTAGACGAAAACGGACTCGTTGCTTGCTGGCTAGTAGAGGCCAAGGTGTGGGCAAAGCGCAGCCCGATTGATGCACGCGAAGGCATAGCTGTTGGTGGCATCAACCTCACCGGCCCAGACGGTGACGTAGCGACAAGCATTGAGCGCATGAGCGACAACGCTATCGAGGCAGCATTCGCCGCAATGTCTAAGTCGCAACTGCGGCAGCTATGCGTGGCGAACAAAGTCGATCACACTGGCATGGACTCGAAGACCTCACTCGTGAAGCGTCTAGTCACTTCAGGAACCGTTCCCCAGTAGTAGAAACGCATGGCACTCACAGTTGAAACAGGAACAGGCAGTGCCACGGCAGACAGCTACATCAGCGAAGCTGACGCGATCACATACCTGGACAATCTCGCAGCAAGCGGATCGTCGAACGTGTTCACGGCTGCAACGACAGCCGCATCCGAGATCGCACTCCGCAACGCAACGCGCACCATCGACTCGATGTTTGCGCTGCGCTTTAAGGGTGCGCGACTGCTTGGCACACAAGCACTGCAATGGCCTCGCGTGGCAGTTGTCACCAACGACAACTACGCCATCGACTCGGCATCAGTGCCCGCACTCATCAAGAACGCGACTTGCGAGCTTGCCCTGCGCTTCATTGCAGACAGCAGTGGACACGACACGAGCAGGCTCACACCAGACCAAGACAGCCCTGGCGCGATCCTGAGCGAGCGTCTCAAGGCTGACGTTGTAGAGACAGAGACTCAATACGCTGGCGCATCGCAGCAGAAGTATTTCAAGCTAGTGGCTGACATGCTTGGGCCGCTGCTGCATCCCGGTGGCAAGGTGATGCTTACGTGACCGTCCTAGACGACAAGCTGTTGCCTGCCGTT